CCCTGCTATCACGCTTGATGCCAGGCGGCACGATCACCCTGCAGCAGACCAGGTGGCACGACGACGACCTCGCTGGGCGGTTGCTGAAGGCGGCACTGAAGGACAAGAGGGCGTCGCAGTGGGTGGTCATCTGCCTCGCGGCGACGAATGACGATGGACGATCAAGTTACATCTGGAACACGAAGACAGGCGAGAAGAAGTACCTGCCGAAGTATGAGGCTCTCTGGCCGCAGTTCCAGAGCAGGGAAGAGCTCGACCGGATCCAAGTCGACCAAGGTCCAACGTTCTGGTCCGCACTGTACCAACAGGCACCCATCGCTGCACAGGGCACGATCTTCCAGCGAGGAGCTTGGAAGTACTTCCAGCAGCTGCCAGTCATCGAGCGACTGATTCAGGTGTATGACACCGCGCTCGAGGAGAAGAAGGACAACGATTATTCGGCCGGCATCGATCTGCTGCACACGCAGGTGGGCTATGCGGTACCGGACGCCTGGCGCGATCGCGTTCCGTTCCCGCAGCTGGTGGCCAAGGTTTATGACCGATGGGAGCAGGCTGGCGCGCGTTATGGACGCTACCCCGAGCGGCTCCTGGTTGAGAACAAGGGTTCAGGTATCTCGCTTCGACAACAGATCGAGGCGAACAACCTGGTGGGCGAGTGGATCGGACCTGATGGCGCGAGGCGCGCGGTTCCAATCATTCCCGTTCTGGGCATGCCGGCGATCGAGTCGAAGGAAGTCAGGGCACACGGCGTCAGCGGTTACCAGAACGCTGGGACGTGCTGGCTACCGGAGCGTGCCGACTGGCTCGATGATTTTTTGGATGAGACGTCGACGTTCCCGAAAGGGGCGAACGACGACTGGGTTGACTGCGTAGTCCACGGCTTGACGTACTTCACGAGGCCGGTAGTCGGAGCCGAGCAGGAAGAAGTGATCGTTTCGGGCGACGAGATCACGATCTCGAGCGACCTGGACGACTACGACCAGGGGTGGATGTGATGGACAGTCAGAAAGACTTCTTCAAGATCGGCAAGACCATCGATGGCCGCCTGTGGATGAGCTCGTCGAATGACGGCCTGAACTGGAGCGGCTAACTTGAAGAGTTATGGCCAGATCGGCTACGAGGCCTACTGCGCACACACGAACGGCAAGTCCCTCATCACGGGCAGCGTTCTGCCGACGTGGGACAAGCTGATGCCGCACATTCGTGAAGCATGGGAAGCGGCTGGCGCTGCTATTTATCAGCAAGCAGCTCGCTCGATGGCTACGTCTAAATAGTTCGGCGACTCGCCCTGGGGAGAGCGGACGCCGCGAGAGCAGGCTCCTGGCATGGAGGCCTGCTCTTTGTTTTGGAGGTCGCGATGCTGTTCAAAGTCGCATTTGTCGTCGGCATTGTCATGTGGAGTGCGTGCGTGATCCTCCGCGAGCAAGGCCAGAAGAAGCTGGCGCAACCGGAAGTCGACGAAGCTACCGGCGACATGCTGGCTCCGCCATGGTGGGTGTGAATGAGCAAAGCGAGCGACATCGCGAAGCAGCGGCGAGTGTTCGAAGGCCGCGAACCCGTCTGGATCTGCGGCAAGGTCATCGGCGACGGTAAGTGGTCGTTCCAAGGCGTATTCAGCGATGAGCTTGGCGCTGTCGGTGCGTGCCAGGACGAGTCGTACTTCATCGCACCGGCGAAGATGAATCAGGCGCTGCCGGCAGCCGATAGCACGTGGGCTGGGCTGTACTTCCCGTTGAAGGTCATGACCAGGGTGAGCGCGTGAAGAAGACCCTCAAACCAAGTCGGAAAACAGGAAGTAAGGGCTCAAGCCGCCAGTTCTCCGCCTCGGAGATGGCCGAAGCGCTCATCGGTATCCCCGAGCTCGCCGAAGCTTTTACCCGTGCCGACCTCGAGCTCGCACTCGATGACCGCGGCTGGATCAACCCGATGTCGCAGAATTCGATCGGGGAGATCGACGGCGCCACGCGCAAGGTCCTCGTCAAGCGCGCCCGCATGTACTGGAGCCGTGACCCGCTCGCGCACCAGGCTGTCAGAATCTGGACCGATTACGGCATCGGCGACGGCATCAGCTTCAACGTCGCGGGGAAAAACAAGACAGCGAAGCCCGGCAAGTCGAAGACCGCAGGCACCAATCCTATCCAGCAGAAGCTCAACAAGTTCTGGAAAGCTCGCGCAAACCGCACACTCCTCAGCTCCCGCGGCATGCAGAAGCTCTCACGTCGGCTCCTGGTCGATGGCGAGATCTTCTTCGCGATCTTCGGCGAACCCGATGCCGAAGACAAGATCATCCGCACCATCGACCCGATCCAGATCACGGACCGCATCACGGATCCCGACGACGACGAACATGTGCTGGCCTATCGCCGCGTGCTCGCCTCGAGCAACAAGGTCCTTTACTTCGCCGACTGGACCGCTACCGAGGAAGACAAAGCCCTCGCTCAGGAACAGAAGGACCCCGAGACAGGCAAAACCATCACGCTCGAAGAGGACGTCGTCGTCTACCACCTACCCTTCGATGACTTTGGCTGGCGCGGCAACGGTTTGCTGCTGCCCGCGCTCGACTGGTCGCGCGAGCATCGCCGCTTCATGGAAGCGCGTGTTGCGATCACACAGGCGCTTTCAAAGTTCGCACACAAGCTCACGATCAAGGGCGGCCAAGCACTTCTCGACCAGCTGAAGAAGCGTGTGCAGTCCAGCCACGTCGAGACCGGTGGAACTCAGCTCGAGAAGAATCCGCAAGGAGCACCGGGATCCACCTGGTTCCAGAATGCAGGCGCGAACCTCGAGCAGATGCCACGCGCCACTGGCGCCGGCGATGCGAAGCAGGATGGAGACGGCCTGAAGCTGATGGTCTGTGCAGCGACGAACATAATGCTGCACTACTTTGGCGATCCCTCGACCGGCAACCTGGCCACGGCGACTGCGATGGAATTGCCGATGCTGAAGTCCTTCACCGCTTACCAGCGGCTATGGACCGACGCTATCCGCGACGTCTTCTCGATCGTGCTGAATGAACAGCCTGAGGACGAGCCGGCCGTCATCGATATCGACCTGCCGCCGATCCTTAAGGACGACTTGAGAAACCTCGGCCAGGCGATCACTGCGATCGGAGCCTTGTTCCCCGAGATCGGCGTCGACGAAGTACTGCAGGCAATGCTTGTCGCCCTCGGCATCAACAACGTCGAAGACGTGATGGACTCGATCCGCGAGAAGCGTGAAGAGCTCGCCGCCGACGATGCCAAGCGCCAGGCAGTGCTGGCGAAAGCCGCCGCTGCCGCGGGCAAGCAGGGAGCTGCGCCACTCGCTCCGAATCTCAGCACTGAGGCTGCGCAACATCTGACAGCCGCACTGTTGAAAGTATCGGAGGCCCTGGCGGCATGAGCGGACAACCCATGATTCGTGCACTGGTGTGCCATGGCTGCAGGGAGCGGCTGCACTGGTGGCAGATTCCGTTCGGATGCGTGTTCGAGTGGTGTACGACCTGTCACGCAGTCGGCTACTTCCATCGCCGCTGCTATTCGAAGACCGACGACGTTGCTCGCATATTGAAGTTCCACGGGAATGCCGCCTGATGTCAAACGGCCACACAAATGAGAACCAGTTCCAAAAGGTCCATCGGTTGGCGAGGGAAGAACGCGTAAAGCGTCATGCCGTCGGCTGTGTCGTTTGTCAGTCGAATCCGCAACTGTGCATGTTCAGGGCACAGCTCTTGGGGATCCAGAAAGAGCAGTGGTTGAAGTCGCAGAAGGGTAACGCGTGAACTTGCTCGAGGGCATCGTCGCACTATTGACCGAGGCTGCAACCAAGCCCGGAGTGATGTCGTTGGTCGGCATTAAGCGCGTGAACTCCTGCGAAAAGGACCTGCGCGTCTACTTCGACCAGCTGTGGCTTGACCTGCGAAAGCTCGACTGGGGGGAAGCGAAGTCCGAAACCGGAGCGCAGTCGCTCGAGCTGGACATTCGGAGAGCACTCCGATCGGAATCGCCGTTTCTGCTCAGGGTGCTGTCAGGTCATATCTACCTGGCGCTGCTCGACGGTGACAAAGTCGCGCGCCGGCAGATGAAGGAAGAATTCAAGGAGGCAGGACCGCAGGCGATTCCACCGCCACCAGGTCCGCCACCGGACGAGCCGACGCTCTACGACACCATATTGAAGGCGATCGAGAAGATCGGTATCACGGGGCTGGAAGCCGCGGAGTATGCAGCGCGCAGGGCGGCGATGCAGATCAAGGGCATCAACGACACGACGTTGAAGCTGCTTCAGGACGCTATCAAGCGCGGTATCGAAGAGCAGCTCGGAGTCGAAGGTCTCGGACGGTTTATCCGCTCCGAGCTTCGGAACATGTCGGTGTATCGGGCGAAGATGATCGCCAACACCGAGATGAACGATGCGTTCAGCGAGGCCGCGATCCGCAATATGAAGCGGCTCGGCGTCGAGTACAAGCAGTTGATCCTGGCGCCGGAAGCGTGCCCGATCTGCACGTCGATCAAGGATGCAGGACCGGTTCCAGTCGACCAGCCCTTCGTTGATTCTGACGGGATGGAATACGACAGGACGCCGATCCACCCGAACTGTCGCTGTGCGACGGTCGGGTCGCGGCCTCCGGTCGAAGAAGCACCGGAAGAGGAAGACGCCGCAACGGTAGCGAACTGATGCCCACGAAGCATGTCATGTGCTGGCGATGCGTTCACGGCATGTGCATCGATTGCAAGGGCTGCGAATGTTCATGCAACTGGGACAAGGTGCTCGTCGAGTACTTTCTGAAGCTCGGTCGAAGGAGACATTTCGATGCTGGTAAAAGCAAAGGCAAAAAAGACGGCTGAGGCTATCAAGGAAGCCGTTCTCTCGAGCTCGCAGTCCTTTAGCGGGACGCAGCAAAAGGTCCAGCAGGCGCTGTCGAACGTGCTGAACGGTCGCGCAGCCTCGGTCGATCCATGCGATGGCACCTGCTGCACCGGTTGCGGCTATGAATGCGCCGGCAACTGCTGCTCCAACTGCGTCGGCAAGAACTCGGTGTACTGCTGGATTCGCGATATCTTCACCGACAAGGTTGTCTACTCGACGAATGGAGACCTTTATCAGCGCGACTACAAGGTCGATGCCGCCGGGAACGTCACTTTCGGCGACGCGCTCGAGGTGGAAGTCGCCTACAAGCCGCTCGGCGAGTCCCAACGACTGCTTGCGCCATTCGGCTGCGATCTGAAGGAGGCCGAGGCTTCGTACAACAAGAAGACCGGCGAGCTGACCCTGACCATCATCAAGCCCGGTCTGAACAAATCGAAGACCCGCTACTACCCGGCGACGGTCCTCAAGCGCGACATGGGCATCTTCGAAAACGCGAAGATGTTCACGAACCACGCGACCAAGACCGAGGACACCGCGCGGCCGGAAGGCGATGTGAATAAGTGGGTCGCGCAGATCGGCAAGCCCTGGGCAGAGTCCGATGGAAGGATCCGCGCGAAGGCGAAGGTCATCGATCCGCCGTTCAAGGAGAAGCTCGCGACTCTGCAAGAAGCCGGACTGCTGAACGAGATGGGAGTCTCGATCCGCGCGATCGGCGTCGGCTCCGAAGCCGATGTCCCCGATGGTTCTGAGACCGTGAAAACGAACATGGTCGAGCGGCTGATCGCCGCGCGATCTGTAGATTTTGTGACCTTTGCTGGTGCGGGCGGCCAGTGCGAGGTCCTGGAGTCTGACCGCAGTGATGAATTCGACTTCGAACTGATGACGATCGAGCAGTTGCGCGAGCGCCGGCAGGACCTGGTCGAGCTCATCGAATCCAACGCCCGAGAGGAAGTAGCCAAAGTGAAGACACTAGAACAGCAGTTGCAGGAAGCAAACGCCGCTCTCGCGGCGGAGAAGGAAAAGTCTGCGGCTCTGGAGACGAAGGTATCGGAATCCGAGTCGACCGCAAAGAAGGCAACCGCAGCCGCCAAATTGAAAGAGCTGCTCGAGGCCGCGAAGCTTCCCAAGCCCGCTGCCGATCGCATCGCTTCGCAGTTCAAGGAAGCGGTCACGATTGATGGCATGGAAGCCGCGATCCAGGCGGAGAAGGATTACATCGCCGCGATCGCACCCGCTGCAGGCGGGGGCTCGACCAAGGTCACCAACATGGGCAAGAAGACGAACGAGAACGACGAGTCGGACAAGGACGCGAAGAAGCCCAACCTGGTCGAGAGTTTCCAGGCCTTCGGTTTGACCGAAGCCCAGGCCAAGATCGCAGCCGCAGGGCGGTAAGCAGTAAACGGGTTCCACAAATCTCTGGGCACGCTTTCGAGCGTGCCCTTCCCATTTTGGGGAGGAAAAGCTAATGAAGAATTTCAAAAATCCCGGCAACGTGATCGGCGTTGTCGAGTCCGCGCTGGTCCACCCGTCGCACTCCGACGGCCTGGTCAACAGCGGCGATCCTTGCGTCGTCGGGCAGCTGCCTGGCGTCGCGGAGACCGATGCCGCGGCCACAACCGATGTGATTCCCGTCCTCGCGAAGGGCGTGGTCAGCGTATCGGTCACCGGCACCGACTCCGGCGGCAACTCGGCCGTTGCATTCGGCGACAAGCTGTACATCGACGGATCCACCGCCGCCATCACCAAGAACAACACCAAGGTTTTCTTCGGCATCGCGCTCGGCGCCGTGACTTCTGGCGCAACCGGGACGATCGACGTTCGACTCGCCGGCTAACAAGCCGCCACAAGGGCCCCAGCTTCACCCACTTCCTTCACTGGAGAAAAGGCAAATGACAGCCGGAGAGAACAGAAAGTTGCACCGGAACATGGAATACGAGCGCTCGGCACGCAAGATCGCCGTCCTCGGCCTGCAGTTCGCCATGTTCGCTTCGCCGATCGCCTTGCTTGTCTTGGCGGCGGCATTCATCTATGGCCTCGCAACCGGCCATAACCCACTGAGCGGCGTCCACGCTGGCGTGCTCACCGCGGTGACTGCTCCTGTAATCGGCAGCCGCAGCTTCCTCGACGTGATCGACGAGGCTGATGCCGCAACAACGCAGGATCGCCTCAACGATGACGGCGTCTCTATTCGAGAAGCCGGAAAGCGAGGCGGCGATCGCTTCGAAGAGGCCCTCGGTAAGTTCATTGGGCTCATCACGAACAAGCCAGGATTCTCTCGCGCGAAACGACGTTACCTGTTGTCGGAAGCCGAGACGACCTCTGACTTCCCGATCCTGTTCGGTACCGTCATCGATCGTCAGTTGCTCGCCCGCTACAAGTCGGCCGCTGACGGCGCGTGGCGCACCTATCTCAAGACCGGAACGCAGATGGACTTCCGCCCCGCGGATGCAATCGGCGTCTACGGCTTGGAAGGCGGACTGAACGAAGTCGTGCAGAAGGACGAGTACAAGGCTGATGCGTCGCTCGGCGACGGCAAGGTTTCGATCACGCTGAAGAAGTACGGTCGAACCTTCCCGCTCAGCTGGGAGTCGCTGATCAACGATGACCTTGGGGCCTTCAACGACAATGCCGATCGCTTGGCCAAGGCAGCCCTGCGAACCGAGTATCGTGAAGCCACGAAGCTCTTCGCGGCCTCCACTGGTCCGAGCACTGGACTATACGGTGCCACGATCACGCACCCGATCGACGGAAAGGCCATCACCAACAAGTTCACCAGCTCGGCACTGACGATCGACAACCTCGGCGTCGGCTTGACCAAGCTGCGGCACCAGGTGGACTCCGATGGTGAGCCGATCTTGATCGACGGCTTCGTGCTGGTCGTTCCTCCGGCTCTCGAGATCGCTGCCCTTCAGATCCTGAACAAGGCAGCCCTCATCGCGGCCGGCGGCGACTCGACCTCGGGCAAGGCGATGCAGTTCCGCACCTCGGCGAACATCGTCGCGAACATGAACATCACCCTCCAGGTGAATCCGTACCTGCCGATCATCGACACCAGCGGAAACGCGGATACCACCTGGTACCTGTTCGCAACCCTCGCCAACGGCGCGGCCGCGAAGCTGAACTTCTTGCAGGGTCACGAAGCTCCTGAGCTCTGCATGAAGGCTCCGAACAAGGTAATGCTCGGCGGCGGCGGGGCCAACCCGCTCGAAGGCGACTTCGAGAGCGATGCAGTGTGGTGGAGAGTCCGCCACGTCCTCGGCGGAAAAGCAACCGACCCGAGAATGTCGGCAGCGTTCCTCGCCTAGTCGTCGTCCGTCTCCTGATGGGCCCGGGCAATCGCCCGGGCCTTTTCTTCCACCCAAGGTGCGCCATGACATTCACATACGACATCACGACGCAGATCGGCCAGGTGCGCTTCCTGATCGATGACACGGTCGATTCCGGGCACAAGTTCGAGGATGAAGAGATCCAGGTCTTCCTCGACATGTACAACGGCTCGATCTTCTATGCCGGCGCCGCCTGCCTCGAGAAGCTCGCGACGAAGTTCGCCTCGCAGTCGCAGAGCGTAAAGATCGGTGACTACCAGTACAGCGCCTCGACCGGCGCCCAGCAATACCGCGACATGGCCCAGCGCCTTCGGGACATGGAAGACAACTACCCAGCCTTCGGCGTCGCGGAAGAGAACTTGTCGGGCTTCAACGAGCTGACGATCATCCGCAACTTCGTGCTGCGGAATGAGGACTTCTGATGGCCGCTTTCGTGGACCCCTTCGATTCGCTGCTGATCGCGGACATGAACATCTATGCGCCGCCAGCCGCTGACAGCTCAGGGCAAAAGATATTCGATCCGGCAAACCCAGGCTCGCCAGCTGCGACCGTAAAGGCGCGCCGCAGCATGACCGGCAGAACGCGCGAATTCAAGTCCGACAAGAAGACGGTGATCTCGAACGAGAAGATCTTCATGCGGCCATTCGCCGGGCTAACCGAGAAGCACACGCTCGAAATAGCCGGGGCGTTCTACAACATCCTCGGAATCGACGATCCGGGGGGCATGGGCCATCACTTTGAGATTTATGTCGAGGTCATCAACGGATGAGCCTGAACGCCGAAGCAACGGTACGGATCAACCCAACAGGTCGCGCAGAGATGCATGCGGCAATCGCCGCCGGCGTGACCGAGGTATTGACGCAGGACATGTGGCCTGCGGCTGTTCAGGGCTCGCCTGTGAAGAGCGGCCACAACCGACGAACGATTGCGGTCGAGGTCAATAGCTTCGGCGAGTCGATCGTGAATGAGTCTGGCAATGGGGAAGTCACCGAAGGCGTGGCGGTGCCGACACCGACGGGTGTGAGCGCAGCGATCTATTCGCAAAGTGGTTATGGCGGATGGCTAGAGATTGGCACGCGAAAGATGACAGCGCGGCCCTACATCTATCCGGCCGTTCAAAGGTTTCTGGGCAGGATCGGCGATGCCGTTCGGCGGCGCCTGGAGAGGTAGCCAATGCTCGACATACACGCGTGCATTCGCCAGGTCCTGCTCGGGAATTCACCGGTCGCAACGTTGAGCGGCGGCATCGTCGCTTGGCCTGATCTGCCGGCAGGCTTCGATGCTAAGGCCGGACAGAAGGCGGTTACGTTCTTTGCTCGCGGCGGTCCGCAGAACCCAGAGACCGCTACCTTCGCGGAGCCAAGCATTCAGGTGAAGACCTGGGCGCTGAAGGTGCCGGATGCGATGCAGTTATTTGCGGCTGTATATGACCTGCTCGACCAGGCCGAACAGCTCGACGGTTCGCCGAGTGGCGTAATCGTTTCCGGATATGCAGAAGGTCCGGGGCAACCGATGTTCGATCCCGATACAGGATGGGCCACGGTCGTAGGCTTTTTTAAGCTCTCGATGCGTGCCAATTAAACGACGAAAGGAAATCCGATGGGCAATCTCGTAACAGGAAATGCAAACAAGATCATCGTCGGCCCGGCGCGCATTCTCATCGCAGTTCTGGGCACGACCGAACCCCCCGTCAACGTAGATCCGGTGGTGTGGGATGCGGCATGGAAGGAAGTTGGTTACACCGACGATGGCCTTCAGTTCGCCTACAACCCGACCTTCAAAGATACCACCGTCGATGAAGAGATGGCGCCGATCGACAGCTTCCTGAACGGCGAAGTTGGGACCTTGAGCTGCAAGATGGCGGAACCCACTCTCGACAACCTGGCATATGCGATATCGGCCTCTAAAACGACGACAGTTGCAGCCGCCAGCGGCGTACCGGGAACGACGAAGGTCGCTTTCGGAAGCGGAGATCGCAAGTTCGTCATGGTCGGCTTTGAAGGGCTCGCACCAGCCGGCTCCCTTACCACGAAGCCGTGGCGCATCTTCGTCGGCTTCAAGGCAATCGCAAAGGGCAATGTCACGCTCGCGATGAAGCGCGCAGACAAGACCATCATCCCGGTCCAGTTCAACCTCTTCGCCGATTCGAGCAAGCCCGCCGGCGAGCGCCTGGGTTACTACGTCGATAAGACGGCCGAGCCGCTCTAAACCGCAAGTCAACCGATCGTTGTTCGGCATGGAAGCTGGGGCTGGGTGCGTTATGCACTCGGCCCCGATTTTTATGCACGCCACACCTACCCGAAAGGTTCTCCCCATGCAATTACCCGGAATGGAAGTACTGATGACGGGGCGCAGCGAACAGGAAGCTGTCGAGATGCGCCCGATCAAAGTGAAGCTCGGCACCGCCGAGTACGAGATCCCCGTGCTGCGTATCGCAGCACAGCGCGCCTGGCGCCAACAGTTCATCGATATCGCTTCGAAAGTTCAAGCCGCAACGTCTCCTGAAGCCACCGCGGCGACGTTCCGAGCCGGTCTCGCGTTCGCTTTCCTCCAGTTCCCAGAGCTGGTCTGTGACCTGGTCTTCGCCTACGACAAGAGCGGCGTGCTACCACGCGAGGCGGTCATGGACGAGAAGACCGGTGCGACGGAAGAGCAGATGGCGCGAGCCTTCAGCAAGATCGCGGTGGTCGCTTTCCCTTTTGCTCAGCAGTTGGCGATGACAGTGCAGATCTTGGAGAAGGCGAAGAGCTTCCAAGCGTCGGCGAGGTCTACGAGGTAGCCCTATCGGAGTGGGGCCTGGACCCGGACCAGATCCATCGTCGCTGGTCCGAGGAAAGGCTCCTCGTGATGTTCAGGTCGTATGCGCGAAAGATGCAGCGACGGGCAGAAGCCGCGCAGCGCACACGCACTCCACAAGGCCAACTGCAAGCAGGACAGGGCAAGGAAGAATCAGGGTGGGAAGTACTTGGGTGACCTCTCATGGCGATCTCTGCAGGCGACGCGATCTTTAATTTTCTCGGCGACGCCACCCAACTCGACCAGACATGGACGAAGGTGGAAGCCGACGCGACCGCCAAGGCTCCGGCCGTGCAGGCTCAGGTCAACACCGTCGGCCAAGCATGGGAGCAGGCAGGACAATCTGCTCAGGTCGCTGCCGATCAGTCGACCAAGGCCGGCGCGGAAATCGGCGCGGCGGCGCAGGGAGCAGCAGCCACTTCGAGCGCAGCCGTACAAGCTGTCGACTCGAGTTGGTTGGCGCTTGCCCGTGCTACCGATACCGCGACCCGCGCGACCATCGAGCATAAGAAAGCACAGGCCGAGCTCGACGCAGCTATCAAGGCCGCTGTCGTTGCCGAAGAAGGCGACACGCAAGCGCTGACTGCCCTTGCTACAGCTGAAGAGAAAGTAGCAACAACCGGAGCCTTGCTTGCGGCAGCACAACGAGAAGTCGAGGTCGCATCGCATGAGGCAACGGCTGGGATCCGCGCCGAAGCTGAGGCTGCCTTAGAGTCCGAACTCGCTCTGAAAGCTGCAGCCGATGCTGCATTGAAATTCGGTGTTGAATCGGAAGCCGCCGGCGAGCGCTCAGCGGAATCAATGAGAAGGGCCGCCGGAACGGCGCAGATACTCGGAAACGAGATCGGCGTCACGGGCTCTTATCAGGTGGGCAAGTTCCTACAGCAGTTTCCCCTAGTAGCGCAGGCCATGGAGACCGCCTTCTCCGGCCTCGCGATCATTCTCCTGATCCAGTTAATTGTCCAAGCCACCGAGAAGCTAACGGAGTTTGTTTCCGAGACCTTCATCTACACCGACGCCGAGAAGAAGCAATACGAGGCCACGCTCGAACTCAACAAGGCGCTCACCGATCAGGCGACAAAGCTTGTGGAGTTGCAGAAGGCGTATCAACTGATCAACCTCGAGGGATCGGCGAAGACCCGCAAGGAATTCGAACTCCTCACCGAAGAAGTTAATAAGAACGAAGCGGCGCTGCGCGCAGCCCAGAACACACTCGCCAAATATCGGCTAGAACAAGAGTCGGTCGACTTTAGCGCTGTACACGACGTTACGAAGGAAGAAGCGGACAAAGCCGCCGAGACCATTCTTCGGCTGACATCGTTGCTCAAGGTGCAGGCAGAACAGCAGGCTGCGATATCGAAGCAGTTCGATAAGGAAGCGCTGGACGAACAGATCAAGCATGGCGAGGCCTCGATCAATGCCGAGAAGACGATCATGGCGGCGCGCATCGAGCTTGCCCGGGCCGAGTCAGAACTGAAGCTAACACTCGCGAAGGCCGGCTATTCGAGCTTCATCGATGCCCAGCAGCACTTCGCTGAACAGCAGTACCAGCTGACGTTAAAGAGCCTGCGCGAAACGCTTGCTCTCGTCTCGCAGGATCCGACACGAAACGTCGATCGCATCAAGGAACTGCACGCTCAGATCGAGGCGCTTGAAGAGCAGCACCAGACGAAGCTGGTCGAGCTCCGATTGAAAGGTGTACAGGCCCTACAGGCGGCGATCAAGCAAGCGCTCAGCCAGACCACGGCCACACCCGTGGATGACATCATTCCGCTGCCGAGCGAGGTCAACCAGCGAGTACAGGAGATCACCGACATACTCGCGCAGTTCGGAATAAAGAGCGGACAGGTCTGGCAGGACGAAGTAGATAAGACGCAAGCGGCACTCGACAAGGTTCGCGAACTTGGCGATGGAATCGCCGACCTGTCGGTCGCAATGCTACAGCTGGCAGAGAAGAACCTGACGGCAAAGATCGGTCTCGCTATCGACAAAGGCGACCTTGCACTTGCCGAACAGTTCAAGGACGAATTGGCCGGCATTCGTGTCGTCCTCGATCAACTGACCGGAGCGGAAGAGAAGAATACCGCGGCGACTGACAAGCTTAATCGGTCGCACAACTCGACCATCCAGTTGCTCGATCACTGGTCGGCCGAAATGCGCAAACAGCGCAAGGACCTCAGCGACACCCAGAAGGCGTTCGACGACGTCATCCTGGACACCTCCGCGGCCTTCGGCAATGCGGTATCTCGATGGGTCTTGGGGCAGGAGTCGCTCGGTCGAGCACTTCGCGAATCGCTCGCTGAAGAAGCAGCCTCAATTGCCGGGCGAGCCATCATGTGGGGCCTGTACTGGACTGCATGGGGAATAGCCGACTCGTTTTGGAACCCAGGGCGCGCGGGCGCCGACTTCGCATCAGCCGCGGAATTTTTCGCGGTCGCGGCGATCGCCGGCTCTTTCGCCTATGGCATCAAGCCCGGACAATCAGGAGGCGGCGAAACTGCCGGCGCACCAGACGGAACCAAGCCCATCGAAACGACGCCAGTTTCGGAGACGCAGACCGCACCGACGACAACGACGCAGGTGCAGCGATTCGCCTCCGGCGGCATGGTCTTCGGACCGACGATGGCGATCCTTGGCGATGCTGCGAGTTCAGCGAACACCGCCGCTGCTCTATCGGGCCCGGGACAGACGGAAATCGCGATCCCACTGGACGACGATCGCACGACGAGCGCGTTCGCGGAGGCAATCTTCAAGCACATGCCACGCGAGACGCCAGTCGTTCACATCCATGGGGCTTCACTTCGCGAGCTGATCAAGAAGATCAGCCACACCGTAGAGAAGGGCGGCGTGCAGTTGACCTCGAGCCGGACCAGATCGGTTCGCAAGAAGAGCTAGGAGACGAACGTGATCCAAGCGAAATTTGTTTACGGGTCAGGTCCGACCACGTTCATTCCGACCTTTCCCCCGGTACAGAAGGTGTGGCTGCCGACCAAGCGCGCCATTCGACACGACGATTACACCGGCGACGGCCTTGGCCAGTGGGTGACGGACAGGGTCGACAAGTTCATCACCCTGCAGTTCGACACCGCGGTGATCGGCGACGCATCGGCATGGGATGCCTTTACTGACTGGATACTCGAGGGGAACATCTTCGACTACTACCCCGATTCGACCAGTGGCACACACAAGACCTACACGCTCGAGGACACGGACTTCGATCCGAAGGTGAACTTCAAGTCCTCCGGCGGCAACGTCCTCAAATTCACCTTCGTGTTCCGGGAGTTTGTTTCGTGATCTCTACCTCGACAGCATTCGCGACGAACGCAGCCAAGCGGCAGCGACGCCCGATGTGGCTCGTCGAGATCGACACCTATCCCTACTCCTTCACCAACCGCAAGGGCTTCACGTTCCCTGACTCTGCAGCCCCTAACTATACCGTCGTCGAAGGACCGTTCGAATCCTCGACTGGCTGGGGAGTTGGATCCTTTTGGGATGAGACCACGAAGAGCCTTTACTGGATCGCGTATTCTCCTGGCGGCAACACGTGCACCCTTTACAAGCTGCGCAACGGAGCCATCAGCTATGTCGTCATTGAGCTGGGATCGATCTCTGGGTTCGCGTCCGTGTCCGAGGACACGCTGCACTATGACGGAACGTACTTCTACATCGGTATAGAGAGCATTGACGATAACGCTGCCATCGTCCAGATCAATCCTGATGGCAGTGAGAATTCGCGCTACATCAATGCGGGCGGCATCGCCGCCGCGGGTCCGTTCACGCAGTGGGGTAACAGTTGCATCACGAGCGGAAAGATAGCCGGGATTCAGCGCGTAGTAGCTGTCGACGTCGTCGGCCGAGTCTCGCTGATGAGCCCGAGCCCGATCACTGAACTCGCGACTATCGGTGTCGGTTCCGACGGCCGTGGCTACTATCAGCCGATCATTGACAAGTTCGGACAGACTTGGATCGTCAGCGGTGCACACATCTATGGGATCGACTGGAGTGGACCGACTGCCATCGCTCATGCCGTGGGATCCGCGAACGCAGCAGCATGCTACGTTCCGGCCGATCATTCGATCATCGTGGCTGGCGGTGCGGCGCTCTACAAGTTCGACCTAGCGACACTTTCGGTCGTCGGGACGCTTTCGAATACTTACCGCGGAATGAGCCACCAGGTGGGCTCCGACGGCAAGATCATCGTGGGGGTCAACAAGCTTGACCCGGTCGCCTTCACCCTGGCGACGAACCTCGATATCACAGGGTTCGGACTGCCGAACTCGTTTTATACCGGCGGCTCGGATACCTTCGGCTTCGGTCGACCCTACAACGCGTCGCGCGACGTGTTCTACGCCGAGGACCTCGACGGCTTCGTCTGGGGACTTCGCCTGTCTGTCGCTGGCAATGCATTGCGGCCGTGGCTGAAAGCTTCTCCTCAGGACATCGAGCTGACGGTCGACGAGCTCAATGGCAGCTCTTCACTCAGTCAGCTTGTGTTCGACGTGCTCGACGATCCTGCACCGGCGAACACGAGCGCGCATCGGCTCACGGCCGATATGGCGACCTTCACATTCGAAGGCAAGCGGATATGGTTGAAGACCGGGTACGTCGGGATGAACCGCGCCGATCTGCTGACCTGCTTCACCGGCGTGATCGACACCGTCGACTCGATGGACGGTAATAACGGGTACACCTTCACCTGCTCAGGCGGGATGGTGAAGCTTGACAACGTCGTCTACAACACAGGCGACGACGGTCAGCCAACCGATAATGACCACCCGCGGACTCTGACCGGGCACCCGATCGACATCCTGCTCGACCTTCTGATCAACGAGCTTTCGATGTCGAGCCTTGAATTCGATGGCGACACTCTGCGTGCCGCGCGAGATTCCGTCTTCGCCGGCATGAAGTTCAAGTTCTCGATCACCTCGCCGCCGGCAGCGCGCGACTGGATCGAGAAGCAGATCATGACGCCGCTCGGCGGGGTGATGTGGGAGAACAATCTCGGCGTCCTGAAGTTCAATTTCATGTGGCCGCTGAACGGCGTGTCGTCGGTGATGACGCTGACGAAGCGCGACCTGTCGAAGACGCCGACGGCTGGCCAGACCGAGCTCGTGAACACGATCAGTTATCGCTTCGACAAGGACGACTCGAGCGACGGATCCGGGAAGTTCCTTTCCGAGCGCGTCGAGAAGTACGACCCGAGCCTAGTCAAGTACCAGAACCTTCCCGGGCAGCACATCATCGAGTCCGACGGCGTGCGCGCGGGCTTCCAGGGCTACCTGATCGCAGCGCTCATCTCGAGGCTGATCTTCCTGCGTTATGGCCTGAAAAACCTCACCTTCGAGGCCGAGGGCCAGTGGAAGATGCTGCCGCTCGAGCCGTTCGACCTGATCCTGGTCACGCATCCGCTGGTTCCCGATCGCGTGAACGGTGTCTTCGGGATCACGAACTGGCTGCTGCAGGTCTTCGATCGCAAGTGGCTACTGAGCGAGAACAAGGTCCAGCTAAGGGTCGTCGACGCTTCTGCGCTGCTGAAGTACGGGCAGTTCAAGATCGCACCCGATGGCACGCCGACCTGGACACTTGCTTCGACGTACGAGAAGGGCCGCTACATGTTCTACAGCGACGTCACCGGCAAGATGTCGGACGGCGCGGCTGCACCGACGTTCGGATAATCGATGGCCTTCAAACTTCAAAGGGTGCCGGGGTTCGCAGATCTCCCCGATGCAGTACTCAAGGCCGAGCAGCCCGCGCTCGGCCTCGAGATGGCGCGCATCGCCGACAACGCCAGCTTCGCGGCCGTTCGTCCGGAGATCTTCTACGGTCGCTACAAGCACGGCGACACCGTCAACCTCCCGGTCTCAGACGTCGATGGCTATCCCTATCAGCGCGACGAGCTGCTCTATGTCTGGGGAATCTATTCGACCGTCAATCCCGCGACAGGATGGATCTCGGGCCCTGGCGCCATGTGGTACGCGGGCTGGAAGGTTGACCAGAACAGCGGCCTCGTCAGCTGCCAGGAGTTCTATCGCAAGTCGGAAGGCGGACAGCAGTCGGGATCCGCAGCAAGCACCGATGGCGTGCTCTCGGTCGTCACCATCGCACAGCGGCAGCGATCGGCGCTGACCGTCGAGCAGACACCGAACTACGTGAACGTGAACGACTCCGAGCTCGTGCGCGATGAGCCGATGCGCGAGAACGTCGTCACCCGGCTGAACCGGAACGCGAAGTACGCAGTCATTGAAGCTGAGGTCATCTACTGCGGCGAGTTCTACAACGGCCAGACAATCCCGGCGCCGAAGTCGCCGGCGGATGGCTATCAGTACAGCTACGGCGAATCGAAGTTCCTGCATAGTTGGCGCTGGACGACAGACGGTCCTGCATTCGCTCAGCCCGATTACTCGAAGGGCCAGCTGCACCGCATTACCGCGCAGATAAACGCGGCGACCGGTGCGGTGACGACGCAAGTCCTGATGTACAACTCCGGCGTCATTACGACGAGCTGGGGACGCGTCGCAGTCTTCGCTTTCTGTCAGCGCAATGGCGCGCAGGTCTATCAGCTCACCGTTCCGGCAACCGCGCAGCCCTTCGAGTGGGTCGCTGGAGGCCTGAATAGCGCACTGCAGTACGGCGCGAACGACGGCACGCCGCCTGTGAAGTTGCAGGTGCCGATCCGCGAAGGACAGACCATCCAGATCTCAGCGACCGGTTCAGTGCGCATGTCGGACGCGCGACCGTTCGTCGGTCCAGACGGCCAGGCTGGCGTGCCGACCGGAACGACCGGAGGTTCGACTGGGAAAGGATTCCCGACCAAGAGCGTGGTCGGCTCGACAGCGCAGCTTGGATCGCTGATGTCAGTCGTTGTCGACGATGACGGCACGGTGATCGAGATCCACGAGAGCGGCTCAAACGACTCCTATCCTGCGCCTGTTGGCGCCAAGTGGCTGCAGTTCGGGATCGATGACGACCGCTACAGCGACAACATCGGCAACGACATCGTCACGGTGAGGTTGGGCGATCCGGTCATCATCGGCGACGCCGGCAATATCCCGGACGCGACCGGGCCGTCCGTGCTCTACACGGGCGACGAGCTACAGACGCTCAACACATGGATCCAGCCAGGCGACGTCGGTAATTCCGGAGGAGGTGACCCGAACGCCGCGCCGGCGGGATTTATGGTCCCGGGCGACATCGCCCAGTTCCACAGCACGCCGAAGTACGCCTTCAACAATGCCTTCTGGTACCTGAAGGCCGGTGCGCACAACGACGCGACCGACTTCGTCATGAAGTTCGACGTGCAGATCCCGGCCGCTTACCGGTCGCTCTGCCGCGCCATCGAGTGGCAGATCCAGCAGAACGCTGACGACTGGGTCTACAACATGGCTTGGCAAATAGACTTTGCCAGCGGCCAGTATCGCAGCTTCACTTACACTGGAGTCACCGGGACGGGGCACTGGGATAACGAGGCCTCGGCGATATTCAACCCGGCGCTCTATGATGCGACGGCATGGGTGTCGATCGAGTCGGCTTTCCGCGTGGACCATGCGGCGAAGACGGTCAAGCACCTGTACCTCAAGATCAACGGAACGACGTACACGGTTAACCACACGCGCTCGGCGATCGCTAAGGTGCAGGCCGATTATGTCGAGCCAGCCTTCCAGTTGGATGCGCAGGGTGCTGGTGTCTTCGCGCCTTACTACGTCAACGTGCGGCACATGGATGTGATCATGGCCACGGGCGGCACGCCGGGCATTGATCCAGGCGCGAAGATCGTCGGTCCCTCGAGCGGAGTCTTCGCCGAGATCGCTGACTCAGCATTCTTCCCGGGCGAGCCGGATCCGTACACGTTGATGCAGCAGATCAACGCGAACCTGAAGAAAGCTCTGGTTCGCCGCGAGTTCTTCGGTCCTGCAAGCTACGGAAACGGCCAGACGGTCGAGCTTCCGGTGTCGGGCTACGACGGCTACAAGTACAAACGTTCGGAACTGTTCTATGCGTGGGAGATAGAAACGACCGGTCCTGAGGCCGGCAATATTTACGACATACGCTTCTGGGAGTTCGACGCCAACGTCGACGCGAACGGCCTGGTCTCGATCCATGAAGCCAGGGATGCGACCGGTGGCGGCGTCTTCAACGTCAACGAAGGCACACTGCGAGTCGTCACGATCGGGATCCGCGACACTGACCAGGGCGCGCTCTTCGACCCCGACACTTCGCTCGATCCTCGTCCTCCGGACGACGTTCCTAGCGAGTCAGGATCCGCAGGAGCGGTCGTCGGAGAGATACCGACTGGAGCCATCGACGGCGTCAACACCGTCTTCAACCTGTCGAACTCACCGCTGCCACCACAGTCGTTGCAGCTGTTCCGCAACGGGCTCGTGCTGCGGCAGGGAACGGACTACACGATCGCAGGCGCCGTCGTGACGCTGGCGGCAGCGCCGCTCGTTGGCGACTGGCTATATGCGTATTACCGAACCGATGGAAATGTGCTCGGGTTCAACGACGGCGTCACGCCTTCGGGCCTGATCAACGGCAGCAATACGGCGTACACGCTGCCCTCAGCTCCGAATCCGGTCGCGTTCTTGTTGCTGTACCTGAACGGGCTGCTCGAGATCGCCGGCACCGACTACACGCTGTCGAGCTTGACGGCCACGATGGGAGTGGCTCCCATCTCCGGCGATTGGCTGATGGCCTGGTCGCGCGTCGACGGCATTTCGGCGGACTCCGTCTCGGCCGAGGTTCCGACAGGCGCGATCGATGGCGCGAATACGGCATTCACCTTGGCAGCAACGCCTTCGCCGCTCAATTCACTGATGCTCTTCCGGAACGGAGTCCTGCTACTCCCCGGAACCGATTTCACGCTCACCGGGAACGCCATCGCGATGGCCGTCGCTCCGGGGACTGGAGACACACTTGTTGCGTTCTATCGTAAGTAAACTCGCGATCGTTCTGATGCTGGGCGGCTTCGCGGCCGCCCAGGTCAATTTGGGGCCGACGAATTCCCAGGTCAAAGGCGTTCTTCAGCCGGCCAACGGCGGCACGGGCAACGCGACAAACTCGCCGACGTCTGGAACGTCGCTACCGACCGCCTGCGGTCCTGGCTTCGGGCCTACGATCTTTTACAAGACGACCGACGACTCGCACTATGAGTGCTCCGTCCCCGGAAGCTCGGGCATCTGGCGGAAGATCTATGGCGCCGCGACGGGAGCCTCTGGTTCAGATGGCTACATTCAGTTCGCTTCGTCGGGATTGTTCTCCAGCGATGCGCGACTCAAGTTCGATGTGGCGACCGGGGTCTGGTCGGTCGGCGACGGTACGACACAGGGCCTGATCAAGTTGTTCGACGGCAGTGGGCACTTCGTCGCATTCAAGTCTCCGACGGGCGTCACATCGGTCACGTGGCTGCTTCCGTCGTCCGATGCCTCGGGGTGCTTCAAGTCGGACGGCGCCGGCAACATGAGCATCGGAAGCTGCGGAAGCTCAGGACTAGCCGACCCTGGTTCGAACGGCCTCATCAAGCGAACCGCACTGAACACGACTGCGGCCGCTGCCGCGGCCGATGTTTACGGCCTGTTCTCCGGTACCTGCAACTCGACTACCTACCTTCGCGGCGACGGATCCTGCAATACGCCGGCGGGCGGGGCTTCGGTGCCAGACTGGGTCTCGAGTTCTCCCGATCTAACGCCTGGTTCGCCGAACGCATTAGACGACGAGTTCACCGGAGCAGCGCTTTCGGGAAGCTGGACGCAGACGAACGACACCGGCGTCACCTTCACGGTCGGCCAGTCTTACCTCGCGTTCCAGGGCACAACGGCCGGCGGCGACAGCGTTCGGCAGCTATGGAAGACGACGCCGTCGACGCCGTACGAATTCGAAGTCAAGGTGATGGGCGCCGTCGGCAACGCAAACAATTTCAACTGGACTGGCATCTGCCTCGGCGACGGAACGAAGATCACCGCGTTCGCGATCGACTATCGCGGCAACGTGCCACAATCGGAACTGTCGGTCATCAACTGGAACTCGCAGACTTCGTTCAATGCCTATGCCTCTAACTTCGTCGGCTGGGGCGGATCGGGCACCGCATACGGACCGTACTGGAACCGTTGGCTGTACTTGAAGGTGAAGAACGATGGAACAAATCTTATCTTCAACGCGTCCATGACGGGCACCGATGGATCGTGGACGCAGGTCTTTTCTGTGGCGAAGACAAGCTTCTTAGGGACGATCGACCGCGTTGGACCGTGCCAGAACAGCAACGCGACAGCGAACCCAACGATGGGGATTTACGACTTCTTCCGGCGGGTACTGTAAATGAAAAAGATACTCATCACTCTCGCGCTCGTGGCTTCTGCAGCCGCGCAGTCGGTTTCCATATCCGGAACCGCTTCTGTGGGCGGGAGTGTGTCTGCATCTCAGGCTGCCGGTGGCGGAGGAGGAGGTAGCTGCGGAGGAAGCTACGATGTCGCGATCCCGCTCGTTTTGAACAAGGCCCTCAGCGTCGACCTTGCCGATTTTGCCTATCCGCAATGGGTGAAGTACAAGGCCCTGGCGACGACGGCCCACAGCGGGAAGGTTCACAACACGGTCTCCGATTTCCGAGGCAGAACTCGACCGGCCGACGTGCATCTTTGCACAGCGCAGAGCGGAGGCAGCCCGCTTAAGTTCTACATGCCGGAGTGGAACGACACGACCGGCGAGGCACTGATCATTCTGCTTGCGGCGCCGCTGCACGCTGCGACGAACGACGTCGTGTGGCTGCTGATCGGCAACGCATCGATCACCGCGGATCCTTACGATTACTCGCTGATCACCGACGCGAATCTTGCCGACTGGTGTCACGGCGAGAGCTTCAACTGCGACGTCAATAATGGCACGGCTTCCGGCTCGTCGCCGACGGCCAATGTTGCCGGCCGAGTGGGAGGAGCTCTCAGCTTAACCCAGGCGAATGGCGACTACGTGACTTTGAATCATCCGGCGTGGCCTGGCGGAAACAACATCACCGTGATGGGCCTGCTGAACACGGCCGGCGGAGGATTCATGCGAATCCTCTCGAACCTCAATAACAGCGGCAACAATGGCTGGTTATTTTCGCTGACCAACGCCAACGGCCCGATGCTCTACGAAGACTCTGGAGGAACGGTCCACCAGTACCAAACTCCCTGCTGTATCGCGGCATCGACCTGGTTCTCGCAAGCATTCACCTCGGACGGCACGACGATCAAAGGTTATTTGGACGGCGACCTGGTCGGGACCGGAACGGGAGGCGCGATCGGCACACCGACCCAGAATATGCTGATCGGAAATAATGCCGACGGGACTGGCGTGAAATGGAACGGGCTACTCGACGAGCTGGTCTGGGCGGCGTCGACCTGGGCTGGCGACAAGGTCGACACGATGAACGAAATATTCCGCGGCGCTGGATACTCGGCCATCTATGACGTCACGGGCAGCGACCCCGCGATCCGACAGAGTAAGGCGTGCGATTCGAAAACGACCTCGACCTCCGACGTTTGCAAGTTTGAGACGAAGCTCACGCCCGCGAGCAATCACTTTGTTGTCGTCGCATCGGCCCAGGAGGATTCATCGAGCTGTAGCACGACGCCGAGCTCGAGCTGCGGGCTCACCTATACGCGTGTGGGCACGCCGGGTCATTTCACCGGCACGATCCACAGCTACTACTCATGTGCATACACCGCGCCGATCACAAGCGCCTGCGCGGAGACGCTGACCTTCGCCGCCGGCAATGTCAGCTCGGTGATGTACGAAGTTTGGAACGTCACCGACAGCGGACTTACGACGACGAATGCCGGCAACACGGCTGGACCGCCTGCTGTCATGACCGCGACCTGCGGAGGGACGAAGTGTTTCGCGCTCTGCACGACCAAAGGGAATACTGCATCGACGCCGACGTCGAACGCAGAAGGTTACGACGGTATTATGGCGCCGGCCCAGCTGAACATCGATCACCCAGCTCAGACTTACGCTGCTACCGGCGTCGTAAATTCAGGATCGAGGAGCTGCACGCTGTCGGGAACGTTCACTGACACCGGCACGTTCGTCCTGATGCCGGTTAACTAAGGCCTGAACTCCTCAGTCCGGCTTCCGTCAGGCCGAGGACCCGGATGCGTAATCTGTTTGGCGAACAGGAAGAAGAGCAGCGAGGCAATGAGGAGTGCGCGCAGCATGTACGTTATGAGAAGATTCATAGTACTCCCAGATCATGGGGCAGAGCGGAACGCAAATCAAGGGTGCCGCACCGAGGAAGATCAGAGGCACGGGCAGAACATAAAACCAGGCGATCGAAGCGCTGGACAGCCTCGATGCGGGAAGTAAGGCGATCGGTATTAGGACGATGGCCAGATCATAGATGTGCCAGTTGAATGCGACCAGGCAGCTGATCAGAATGGCGGATGAGAATACCGACTCGCAGTCCCGCGACTTGTACCAGCAGACCGCTCCGAAGGCGAGAACCAGCGCGGAGAGGATGATCGCGATCGAGCTGGGCAGTCCGAATAGGTAAGTTATACCCCTGATCGTAGGGTAACTCTGCGGCACCACGACCATTTCCTTCAGCAGCTGCGGATCCTGGGATCTCCTGATCAGCTGTATCAGATCGGGAAAGACATGTGGTCCAAAGATCGCACTCGATACGCCGACGATCGCAGCCGAGCCGGTCGCGAACCCCGCGGTGAATTTCCATCTGCGGTTCAAGAGCATAGCGAAGCTAATAACGACGGCGGTCTGGGGTTTCACAAGCGAGAGCGCAAGCACGACGCCGGCGACGAATTCGCGCTGCCGTACGACGAGATAGAGACTGCCTGCGGTGAGAAGGAGGATTAAGAAACAGTCCTGGCCCTCGATGTAGCAGAACGTCGTCGATGCTGCGGCGAGTGAGAGGAGAAGTAACCCTTTGCGGCCGATCTCGGTGATGCGTGCGAGGATCCAGCATGCGAGGTAGAGGAACCAGGTGCTCAAGGCGGTCCACGCCGCGAAGCTCCAGCTCTTCGGAAGAAAGCTCAGGGGTACGAACAGCGCCAACTCGTGGGGCGAGTGCAGGAACGGGAGGTATTTATGCGTGATTCCGGCT